TAAAGGAAGAGGGGAAAGAAGAGAAAAGGAAGAGGGGAAAGAAGAGAAAAGGAAGAGGGGAAAGAAGAGAAAAGGAAGAGGGGAAAGAAGAGAAAAGGAAGAGGGGAAAGAAGAGAAAAGGAAGAGGGGAAAGAAAATTAGGATATCTCATCTAGTAATTTTTTGATATCATATATGAATCTAGTTAATTTGTCATCATCTTGGTTAATACTAACGGTTCTGATATTTTCATCTTTTGTATCGTACTTATCTGTTGTTATTAAAACGAACTTACCAATAAATTTATCTTGATGAACTCTTTCCCTGCAAGTTGTTTTGTTAGAAATAATAAAACCTTTATGGTCTTTTATATTAGTACCTAACTTAGGCGGAGGAATAACAAAATCTAATTTATGACCTGTATTTTTACCTTTCTTTTTTTTCTCTAGAAAATTACCTTCATTATCAATATTAACTTGTGATGCAAAATGTTTATTCTTAATAATTTTTGCAATTTGTAAGGTTTCTTCAAAACTATCCTCCCAATCTCTCCCAGCTTTACTTTTTAGAGATTGGGTTATCGATTGGGATGTATTGTATAATGTTTCAAAAAATTCAATATTCTTCATCACAAATTTATCACCTTCTTCTTTAGATTCTAAATAAGATGATTTAACGTCTTTTAAAAAAGGTAAATCATAATTACATATTTTGTTATTTTTTTTACAATCGCATTTTCCAGTAGAATGTTTTTCTACCATTTTCATAATACTATTGTTACGTTGATATTTCTGACTTCTTTTTTCTAAAATTATTTTATCATAACAATTGCATTTTTCTTTATCACATAACTCACAGGACATTTTTCTTTTTTTTATTTATTCAAGTTTCATTTTTTAATATAAACCAAAAATATATAAAAATGGATCCTCAACCTTATATTGGAAAAGTCAGAAAAGTGTCCGATATCGGATACGGAAAACTTCTTTTGTCTGCTAGTGACCGATTAAGTGCTTTTGATAGACATATTTGTGATATCAAAGGAAAAGGTTTTGTTCTAAACAAGAGCAGCGAATGGTGGTTTAAAAATACTAGACAAATCGTAGATAATCACTATCTTTACACCAAAGGAGAACATATGATTGTCAAAAAAACTGAACCTATTAAGTTAGAATTTATTGTTCGTGGTTACATGACAGGTTCTACTAATACTAGTATCTGGCCAATGTACCAAAGCGGAAAACGTGATATGTATGGAATTAACTTTCGAGATGGATATCGAAAGAATGAAAAACTTGATGAAGTAATTTTAACCCCAACCACTAAAGGAGACCGAGATGTTCCAATTACTGAAGAGGAAATTGTTGAACAAGAATATTTAGATGAAGAAGAAATGGAATTTGTCAGAGAAGTATGTTTAGAACTATTTGAATATGGACAAATGGTAGCAGAATCTAAAGGTTTGATTTTAGTAGATACTAAATATGAATTTGGTTTACTGGACGGTGAAATCATTCTAATTGACGAACTTCACACATGTGACAGTAGTCGGTATTGGAAAGCAGATACCTATCAAGAGCGTTTTGAAGCGGGTCAAGAACCTGAGAAATTTGATAAAGATTGTGTTCGGGATTTTGTTAAAAGTAAGTGTGACCCTTACAAAGATGACCTTCCAGAAATTCCATCTGAGCTGGCGGAGCGAGTGGAGAAAGTGTATGCAGGATTTTATACTTTATTGTATGATGAGGAACCGGTTCCGGAAGCGGAAGAAGTGGATGACGAAGAAGAAATGGTAATGGACTTCTTGAAAAGATGGAATGAAGAGATGGTAGTTATTATTGCTGGAAGTGAAAGTGATAAAGAATGGTGTGAGAAGATTGAGGAATGTTTAGAACAGCAAAATATTTTCAGTGAGACTCATTTCTGTTCAGCTCACAAGAACACTCAACGTGTATTAGAGATGCTTGAAGAATACGAAGATCAAGCTAGGCGTCTTGTCTATGTGACGGTGGCAGGAATGAGCAACGCTCTTAGTGGAGTAACTGCTTGTAATGTAGATGCTCCGGTGATTGCTTGTCCTCCATTCAAAGACAATATGGATATGATGGTAAACATCAATTCTACCCTTCAAATGCCCTCAAAAGTTCCTGTGATGACAATTCTGTCGCCTGGAAATGTGGCTTTGGCAGTAGAAAGAATATTCAGTTTGTAAAATTCTAAAATCTTTATTTTAGAATTAATCTAGATACACAAGTGAATATTTTTGCGTACTATCTATAAGCTTATTATATTCTGTTCCAATGACTTTCATAACATTGACTTCTTTTTTGTTACAAAATAACGAAGAAAAGTTTCCAACTTTTTCTATATCTTTTTCTTGTATTTCTCCTTTATAAAGATGAGGGTAACCATTTGGAACCGCTGTTTTCTTTTTACGGAAATAATCAAGTAGATTGAGCTTGTAAACCATAGAAGCTTTATTCGAAATTTCTGAGTTAGGTCTAATTTTAGTTATATTTCCAAATTTGGATGCAAAGTAAAATCTCATTTTACTCTTTTTTTTTAATTTTTTGATCAATTTTATCATTCAAATAAATTTTTATCATTTAAAATCAACTTTTTATGTATACCCCTACATACTCGACATAAATAAAATTACAAATTTAACAGGAATTTATTCTTTAAATATTTCATAAAATAAATAATTTATGAAATAGGATATCAGGAAAAAGTAATTTTATTAAGACCCTCGCGAACATCGCTTAAATAGTAGTATTCTATTTTTCCATCACTTTTTGGATGCAAAAAAATCTTGTCATTCCAAGTTTCTCTAGTGTGATCCATAACTGCTTCCAAAAAAGGAATTTCTGGGTCAGGGACGAACCCATCCATAATTCTTTCCATAAAGGTTAATTTTTTCCTGGCTAGCATAACTAGAGCTTTCTGACGAGCAGACTGATGATTGAAATTCTCAATTTTAAATTTTGGCTGGTATGGATTACCTTGAAGGTGTTCGTAAATAGCTTTGTTACCTAGGAGGTCAAGATACACAATCGAGATATATGTTTCCATTGCTTTATAGTTATATTTGTTATTTATTTTTCACTTTTACTGATATTCTCTTATTTTTGGTATATAAAATATGGGATATATTTTATATTTAGCTTTATTATTATTTGTTGTTATCGGGGTTCTAATATTTACTATTTTATATTTTACTGATAACAGGGATAAGTTAGGAGGTATAAATAAAGAGTTAAATAGTATAGATACTAATACTGAAAAGTTAAATAGCATAGATACTAATACAGAAGAGACAAATAATAAATTAACACAAATAAATAATAATTTAGGAGTTTCTGGAAGTGTTGGAAAACCATACGACCTGAGTGTTTCAGAGGGAAATGTTTCTAGAACAGAAACATTGTTTAAATTTGGATTTAACCCAGATATTAATGGGACAGAAGAAACAATTTGGAATCAAGGAGGAAATATTCCTTGGCTAGGTGTTGCTACAACTGTATATGTCAGTTCCACTAATGTAAATGATTCTGCAGCAGGAACCGGTGGACAGGCCGTGGAAGTTCAGGGGTTAGACGGAGATTATAATCTTTTATTCGGAGTAGCATCTTTGAGCGGTCAAACTCAGGTAAAGATAGTTAATAAAACAGGGGGAGGTCCTATAACCTTTTTGAGGGTTTTTAGAGCATTTATTACATCTTCTGGGAGTAATGGAAAACCATTTGGAATAATATATTTAGGACCTACTGGTTCTACATTAGGAGTCCCTACAACAGTTTATGCAAATTTTGGAGATTCTGCTCAGACACAAATAGCTGCTTATACAGTTCCTGCTGGAAAAACTCTTTACTTAGATGACTTAAATTTTACAGCTGCTATCAGTCAGGCTAATGATTATGCAACTGTGAAATTGAGGACTAGAGATTTTGGAACAAACACGTGGAGAGTAAGATTCATAAATGTCTTACAAAGTAATCAACTTATAACTAAATTTGAATATCCTCGGCCTTTTCCTGAAAAGACCGATTTAGAATGCAGAGCTTTAACTTCTGGAACCAATAATCAAATAGCTGCTAGTTTCCAAGGAATTTTAGTTGATAATAATTAAAAATTAATAATTCTAAAATTTTATATTATGATAATATAAAATGCACGACATTGTAAAACCAATGATGGAATTCAGAGGACAAATTAAGTTGTATCACTGGAAAACTTCTTCTTTTGCCAGACATAAGGGAACCGATAAATTTTTAGAAAAATTTGACAGTAAATTAGATGAGTTTGTAGAAGTATTAAGCGGTAGTAGAGGAGAAAAGGTTCATGATTCGTTTACTATCAAATTTAAAACTTTAACAGATAAGACATCTGAAAAATATGTAATGGATTTTAGAGAATGGGTTTCAAATAAACTTCCAAATCTTTTAAGAGAAGAAGAAACTGATTTAATGAATTTGAAAGATGAAATATTGGCTAACGTTAATAGACTTTTATATCTCTTTACTCTAAAATAATATATAAATTACTTTCTGGTTTCATCTAAAAGCATCACCGCCATAGCAGAGTAGTTGTGGAGGTCTATTAGGGTATCTCGTAAACTTTCATTATTTACTAAAGTAACACCATTTTTTGTGACCGACGTCAACCGATTTATCTTGTCACCCATTCTGACAATAACACCAACCGGACCAAAAGTGGCGAAGGCATCACCATAATCTTGATTTTTCTTTTTAAAAAGAGCAAAAGCTTCGCTCTGTACTTTTACCATTTGAGTTTCTCTTTCACTATCTATTTCCAAATCCATATCCATTTATTATTATAATTTATTTTTAATAAAAATAAATTAATGGTGGTATTCGTGATGATGTCTGAGATATTGAAGACATAACCATGGGAAACCAATCAAAAGAATGGCAGCACCGGTAGAATCGAAACTACCAAAGACGGCATTGTGAGCTTCGTCGTTAGACATTCTGGGTGTGGCAATGGCAACAATGGTAACAACAAAGAAGGTGTAAATAGTGAGATAAAGGAACATTCTGAGAAATGAACTACCTTTGTGAGAAGATTTTCTGGAAGGTGAAGAAAGTTTCATTTTATAATATTTTTTTTTATTTTTTTTAATAAAATATGAGTTGGGAAGAAATTAAAAGTTTTGTTGGGGGAGCAGCAGGTGATCAGTTTGGAATCTCTGTTGCAATCAGTGGTAATTACGCCATTGTCGGTGCTTATGATAACGATGAAGGTGGTGCTGATGCAGGAAAAGCATACTGGTATCAAAGAGAAAACGACGGAAACTGGAAACAAGTTCATACTGAAATAGGAGAAGCAGCAGGTGACAATTTTGGATACTCTGTTGCAATCAGTGGTAATTATGCGATTGTCGGTGCGTATAGAAATGATGACGGTGGTAGTTCAGCAGGAAAAGCATACTGGTATCAAAGAGAAAACGACGGAAACTGGAAACAAGTTCATACTGAAATAGGAGAAGCAGCAGGTGACAATTTTGGATTCTCCGTTGCAATCAGTGGCAATTATGCGATTGTCGGTGCGTATAGAAATGGTGACGGTGGTTTCTTAGCAGGTAAAGTATACTGGTATCAAAGAGAAAAGGATGGAAACTGGAAACAAGTTCATACTGAAATAGGAGAAACAGAATTTAACTTTTTCGGATTCTCCGTTGCAATCAGTGGCAATTATGCGATTGTCGGTGCGAATATTAATAGTGACGGTGGTAGTTCAGCAGGGAAAGTATACTGGTATCAAAGAGAAAAGGATGGAAACTGGAAACAGGTTCATACTGAAATAGGAGAAACTGGAGGTGATCAGTTTGGATACTCTGTTGCAATCAGTGGTAATTATGCGATTGTCGGTGCAAACAGTAATGATGACGGTGGTGCTACCGATGCAGGGAAAGTATACTGGTATCAAAGAGAAAAGGATGGAAACTGGAAACAGGTTCATACTGAAATAGGAGAAGCGCCAAGTGATTTTTTTGGATTCTCAGTTGCAATTAGTGGTAATTATGTGATTGTAGGTGCGACTGGTAACGATGATGGCGGTTCCAGTGCAGGAAAAGTATACTGGTATCAAAGAGAAAAGAATGGAAACTGGAAACAGATTTATACCAGATTAGGAGAAGCACCAAGTGATTTTTTTGGACGCTCCGTTTCAATTAGTGGAAATTATGCGATTGTCGGTGCAAACAGTAATGATGACGGTGGTGCTACCGATGCAGGGAAAGCATATTTCTATCTCAAAAAATATTAATTTATTTTTATCAAAAATAAATTAATGATGATATTCGTGATGATGTCTAATATATTGAAGACATATTTCTATCTCAAAAAATATTAAAATTTATTATATTATAATAAATTTTACATTAATCATGATATAATTATATTTATTTTTAATATTTATTATAATATATTATAATAAATTAATCTTCGATTCCCTCTCGGAACCACCCCTTCAATCCTTCGATTTTAGGAATCATAATTTTTATTCCATCCGAAGCAATCTCTTTCTTGTAATCTTTCAGCATCAGAGAGACCATCTTGACCGGTGTCACCACACTGACCGGTTTCAGACGAGTATTCTTTTCTGGAACATATTCTTTGTGACTGTATTTTTCAATTACTCTGGCAAAACCATATTCGAATAATTTATCCACTGGACCAGACAAAATATTGGTAATATAATAAGATGAATCAATCTCTTCTGGTGGGTACATTCCTTCAATTGGTTTGTAATCTTCCGGTACTTCCTCTCCATATTTTAATCCAGCAATCTCCCACTGTTCTGTAAAGAATTCGTTGGTTCTCATTTTCTTACCTACTTTGTCTCTTCCTTGATGGTCATTGACAATCACATATGGAAATCGTTCTCCGGGATTGACTGGACGACCCAATGACTTCATCAATTCTGAAAAGATAGCCAGTGAAAAGGTGGTTGATTTATAATTGGAACCCATGGCTTTCACCAAAGATAACTCATCTGTAATATTGAACTCTAATTTAATGACAGCGAGAATCATATCAATAATCATATCAAATCCATCTTCAATTGTTTTACCAGCAAAAATACCTCTGACGATTTTTTCATACCCATATCTCAACCAATGACAATTATCTCGTCTGGCTAAAATGATACCCTTGACATTCAGATTTTCTCTGTCAGAATTCTTTTCTTTGATGATGCTTCCGTCTTTGTCATATTCCATATAGGCGTAATGCTTCTTTTTCATAAATAGAGCTCTCATGGCTTTTTCGAATTCTAGATTGAGAGGAGGTGGAAAAATTCCTTTTTCTCCTTTTTTGACTAATTTTCCGTTTTCATCATATACGTCTTTAGTCCCGTTGATTTTCTTCTCCATAACATCTGCCATTTCCCAAACCTTGGTTGGATCATTGTTGATTTCTGGTACATACACCATAGTTGAATCAGTATCCCCGTAAACAGTGGTGGCATTGTAGTGTTTTTCGAAATAGAGTGAGGAATCGGTAATCAGCTCACGACCCCGAGATGTAGTCGCCATACTCCCTTCAATCAGAGAGAATTTTCCCATCACCTGTGCTCCCAAGAACCCATAAATAGAGTTGGCAGAAACTTTCAAACCAAGTTGACGAGCATCGTACATAGTATGGTCTACTTTCTTGGAAAAGAATTCTTCCTCAATAATATCTTTGTAATCTCTAACATAATCAGTATCAGAAATATCAGATTTGATATATTTTCTAACGTGTTCTACCACAGCTTTGTTTTCGATATCTTCAAATTTTAACTCATTATTACTCCGAAGAGGAATTAAAATATTATTATCTAACAAATCTAAAGTAGAATTAATTTGTTTCATTCTTTTCTTAGCTTTTTTCCGACTACTTAACAGATTCTTCAAGATTTCTGGAAGCAGACCTGGTTTGACATCATCTTTGACAAATCCGAAATCGTATTCTCGCTTCACTTTCTTCTTTTTATCTTCTGCTGATTCGTCTGGATCATAATTGTCATCAAACTCTCCGTAATCAAACTTGTCAAATTTGGGAGGTTTAGAATCTAATGGTTCTTCTTGGTCAATATGAAAATGGTTATACTTTTCTTTATCCACTCCTTCCAGAGTTCTCAACAAAGTAGTAAAACAGATATTGTAAGCAATCATAATAGAAGGATACAGAGAATTGAAATCAAAACAAATGACTAGCTCCCAGAAACCAACTTTGGGTTGTTCCACTTTTCCACCGTTGAAAAAGATGAAGTCGTTGTCTCGCTGAGTCAAAACGATATTTCGATGCGAAGCAGCGTGATACAACTGAGCAATGCATCTGACCTGCTGTCCTCTGGTGAAAAACTCCATCGGTGTGACACGAACAATAGATGAAAGTTCAATCAGAGAAATCCAAACATTTAATTTTTCAAATAATCTCAAAACTAACACGGAGTCCTGCATATTGTATTCGCACATCAAAGTGTTGCCTCTGATAACTCCAATCATCTGTTTCAACTCTTTGGCTGGAAATTCCTTATCTTTGGCCATCTGTTTCAACTTGGCAAAAGCTTCTTTCTCATCTTCGATACCTGTTGTTTTTTGAATATATTCAATCATTTGAGTCATCTCTAAATGAATTTGAAACATCTCATGTGCTTTCAAATCTACTTTGGTTTCACCAAGAAAGTGTTTCCCAACAGCGTTCAAATTGTACATAGCCAATTTGTAATCTCTCTTAATGTATGGAAGCAAATCAACTGAAATTCTACCAGGAGCATCAAAAATATTCAATTTGTTATATCCATAGGCATCAGAATTCCAACTCAAGCATTTCATAGAACAACCCGTTTCTTTCAGTCGACCAATATTTCTCCAATCCTTTCCAACATCTTTGAGACGAGCATCTACATAATCATAATCGAAACCGAAGATATTGTATCCGATGAAAACGTCTGGATCGTGTTCTTCTACCAAATCAAAAAACTTTTCAATGACTTCGTATTCATCTTTTGCTTGAATAATAATACAATCCTTTACAGGAAAAGTATAACCAATAACAATAACATAATTTTTTCTAGTCTCTGGTTTCATATAAACTTGAAATGTAGCAGAAATAGAACATATCCTATCTTCAAAACAGTGTTTCTGTGGAAAAGCTCGGTGCCGATGTGAATAAGTTTCAATATCCCAAGAGACAATAACAGGAGAAGTGAACCAACTCTCTTCTTCTGGAAGAGGTTTCATTGATTTCCAATTAACTTCATATTCTTTGAAAGGACGATTAGGAGGACCTGCTTTGCTGATTCTCTCTTCATCATCTGGTGGAATTTCTTCGACATCGCACTCAAATTTTTCAGTTGGACCTAAATTTCTAAGAGAAAACATCTTGTTATAAGTTTCAATAAATGTCTCACGAAAGACCAAATTTAATTTTCCATGTTTCTTAGAGAAGAGTTTTTTACAGATTCCAGAAGCAGCTTTCATATCATTTAAAGTATTGAATGTCAATAACATATATGGATATTTTTTGTTGGAAAAATAGTAAAGTCGGGTATATTGAACAAATCTCCAATCTACTGGAGGATTTTTTTCTTTATCTTCCAAAATACGACACATATCATTGAAAATATCTTTTCCAGAAAACTGATCCCATTCTTTTAAATTTCCAAAATTATCTACCATGGTAGGTAGTTCAACTTTACAAAAGATGGGAAAGTTTCTGACTCGAAGGAGACATGGTTCAGAAAAATGATTGAAACACCAAAGTTGAAGTTCGGTATGTTCTTCTCCTTCTCGGTTGATGGCATCGTCTTTGGTGACAATATCATATGCATGAACTTTAATCCTAACCATCTTTTTCTATAGTTTCTCTTCTTTCAAGTTTCATTTTTACTTTCTATTATATTATCATAGAAATGAAAGTAAAATAAGATAAGATAAGATAAGATAAGATAAGATAAGATAAGATAAGATAAGATAAGATAAGATAAGATAAGATAAGA